TTTGCGGTAAATGACGACGACGTGCGCGACGAAGGCGACGCCTACCCGTATTTCAAGACCGGCAATGAAGCGCGCCAGCTGACGGACGCCAACGGAAACGCCCGTTACTGGTGGCTCCGCTCGCCTGACCCGTGGCTCGGCGGCTACGTGCGCAGCGTCTCGCCGTCGGGAGCGTTGAACCTCAGCCTCGCGAACGACGGCAGCGCGGTGGCGGCGGCTTGCGTTATCGGCTAATCATTCATCCGCGCCGGTAGGCGCACACAATCGAAAGGAGCGCAGCACTATGAAGGATTACAGGATTACGATTGAACCCATCAGCCCGGAAGCCAAGCGGCGCAGCATGGGCAGCGCACAGAGTTTTGAATGTGAAAGCCTGTGCGTTATGGCCAGCAGCGTGGAGGCGAGCGACGCCAAGGGCAAGCTGGTCAATTTGCAGGCGGCCATTCTTGGCCCGCGTCAGCTGATTTCGCACAGCATTTTTGCCCTGCTGAAAGACGAAAGCAATACCGAGCTGCGCCACGACTTGGCGCAGCTGATGCTGAAGGACATGCTGGGCGCTGGGCGCTCCGAGGTTGTGGAGCGGCACCAAAGCAGCCATAAAATGCCGGTGACGCCCGACATATCCGAGGAACTGCTGGCGGCGCTGTTTGGGCGTGAGCCGCGCCATTAAGGGGGCCGCCCATGAATAAAACCATCATCATAGGCAACCTGACCCGCGATCCGGAACTGCGAAAGACGCAGGACGGCACCCATGTTTGCAACTTTACCGTTGCGGTAAACAGGCGCACCCGCACAAGCGGACAGCCGGAGGCTGATTATTTCCGCGTGACGGCATGGCGCACGCTGGGCGAAAACTGCGCCAAATATCTGGCCAAGGGCCGCAAGGTGTGCGTGACAGGCCCGGTAGCTGCCCGCGCCTATACAGGCAGCGACGGCATCGTGCGCGCCACCATGGAGCTGACCGCCGATGAAGTGGAGTTTTTGAGCGCGCGCCGCGATCAGGATGCAGGTGGCGGCTTTACCCCGGTAGATGACGACGACCTGCCGGAAGAATTTAGATAAAAGCGCCTGCGCAGGCGCTTTTACGGGGAGGGACACAGGATGAAAGCATTGACTATATTAGCCCGGTGCCGCAGCGCCGAAACAGACAAGCGGCGCATCCGGCAGCAGATCGAGCGGCGGCGCGAGGCTATAACCTGCATCTCGCCCCGCATGGACGCCAACGGCGGCGGGCGCAGCACCGCAGAACAGGACAAAATTGGCGCTTTTGTGGCGGCGGTGGATGAACTGGAACGCCGTCTGAAGGCGCGCGAGCAGGCCCAAAGCGTGGAAATTGCCGCCGCCTGCGCCCTGCTGGATATGCTGCCAGAAAACGAAAGCGCTGTGCTGCATGAATATTACGTCAAGGGCTGCAAAGTGCCCGCCATTGCCAAGCGGCTTGGCTATTCTGAAAGCTATACCCGCAAGATTAAGGCAGAGGGCGAGCGGCTGCTATGCGAGCTGCCGGACAGCAGCGTGGCCACCGCCCTGCCCTCATGGTATAAATGAGCGCTCATGAGCGGAAAGAATAGGGATAGGAGCATAAATGATAGGGTTAGGAGCGGTTAGGATAGGCTAAGGAGCGCAAATGATAGGGTTAGGAGCGCAGAGGATAGGGTCAGGAGCGCCCAAAGTGTGATATGATACATGCTGTCAAAGAAGGGGACGGACGCAACACGCGGGCCGTCCCTTTGCTATACCCGAAAAGCGCCTGCGCAGGCGCTTTTGATCGGAGGTGCGAGCGTGGCCCGCTACAAAGAAAGCAAACCCTTTTACCATGGGGACGCATGGAAAAAGGTGCGCGCCGCCGCATTGGAACGCGATGCAGGCATGTGCTGCGATTGTATGGACAGATTCCGGGCCGGTTACGGGCGCAAGCCTCGCCGCGCCACGATGGTGCATCACCTGCAAAGCATTGAGGAACGGCCAGACCTTGCCCTCGATCTTGCCAACCTGCGCAGCCTGTGCGACCCATGCCATAATAAAAGGCACCCGGAAAAGGGCAGGCGGCAGGCCGAACCACGGCGCACTCGTATGCGCGTTATCAAAGTTTGAAAGGATGAAGAACTATGAACGAAAGCCTGAAAGCGATGCACATGCAGACCATCACGGAGGCCAACGCCGTGAGGATATACGACGCGCTTTGCGACGCCTGCGAAATGCGCGAGGGCGGCATGACCGACCCCGACCAGATGCTGGTGGCCGACATCGCCCGCGCGGAACAGATCAAGCAGGCCCTCATTGCCGACGTGGCCGCGCGCGGCATCGGCAGCGAGCGCAGCAATGGCCGCCAGAAATACTGGCAGGAAAACAAGAGCGTGGCGCAGGTGCGGGCCTACGCCGAACAGCAGCGAAAGCACCTCTCCGAATTGCGCTTGACGCCGAACAGCAGAAAGGCCGCCCCCGTCATGGTTGACGATGAGTTTAGCAACTTCTAATGCTGCAACCCCGTCCCCCGTTGTCAGATGCTACGAATACGCCCACGACGTTGACGCCGGGCACATTGTAGCAAGCAAAAAGGTGAAGCTGGCCTGCCGCCGCTTCCTGCGTGATTTAGAGAGAGAAAAAGACCCCGCATATCCTTGGCGCTTCGATGAACAAAAGGCCGCCCGGCCTGTGGAGTTTATCGAGCGCTTTTTAACGCCCACAAAAGGCGATTACGATAAAATGACGCTCATGCCTTGGCAATGTTTTGTCGAGTGCAATTTATACGGCTGGGTAAGCAAGGAAACCGGCCTGCGGCGCTTTCGTGAGGGCCTGATAGTGGTGGGTACCGGCAACGGCAAATCCACCCTTTTGGCCGGAAACGCCACATATGGAGCCTGCAAGGACGGTGAGCGCGGCGCGGACATCTACCTGCTGGCCAACAGTAAAGAGCAGGCGGGCATTGTGTTTAATGAGTGCCACAGCCAAATCAAGGCCAGCCGTCACCTTGCGCCACGTTTCCGCACGCTACGCGACGGTGTGTATTACGACGCCATGAGCGCCAGCATCAAGCACCGGTCGAGCGATAGCCGCAGGTTGGACGGCCTCAACCCGCACATGGCAATTTTCGACGAAATCCACGAATACCGCGATTTTAAGCTCATCAACATCATCAAGCGAAAAATCGTAAAGCGCACGCAGCCTCTTGTCATCTACATCACGACCATGGGCAACGTCATCGACGGCCCGCTGGCCTATTTCTACGACCTGTTTACCGATGCCATGAGCGGCAAGCTGGCCGACGATGTGGCCGACCGCATGTTTAGCTTTATCGCAGAGCTGGACGAAGGCGACGATCCCGAGGACGACAGCACATGGATTAAGGCCAACCCGTCGCTTGGTGTGCTGCTGAAAATTGAAGATTTGCGCGAAACGTGGGAGCGCGACAAGCACATCCCTGCGCAGCGTGCCGACTTCCTTTGTAAGCAGCTCAACATTACCGTGAACACCGACGACATGGCCTTTGTACAGCCCGAGGTGCTCAACCGAAACAACGGCACCATGACAGAAGAAGCGCTGCTGGGCCGCCGCTGCTATGGTGGCTTCGACCTGTCCAGCCGCGAGGACTTCACAGCTGCCGCGCTGGAATTTCCGCTGGATGACGGGCGCGTGTTTGTGCTGCTGCACAGCTGGGTGCCGCGCCGCAAGGTGGAGCTTGACCAAGAAAAAATCGACTATTACGGGCTGGCCATGCGCGGCCACCTGACCATCGTAGAGGGCGAATACATCCAGCAAGAGGACGTTTACAGCTGGTTTTGTGAGCAGGCCAAAAAGTACGAAATAATGACCATCGGCTACGACCCAGCCAACGCCACACGCCTGCGCCAGATGCTTGAAAACAAGGGCTTTGTGTGTGAGATCGTGCGGCAAGGCCCGCTGACGCTGAACGACCCCATGAAGGATATTAAAGAACTGCTGCTGGCCGGGCGCGTAGTGAGCAACAGCGACCCCATGCTGCGGTGGTATACCGACAATGTGCGCATCAGCGGCGAGCGCAGGCACGCCGACAAGCAGAACTGGATGCCCAGCAAGCGCAACAAATTCCGCAAGATTGACGGCTTTATGGCATGGCTGGACGCCCACGCCATCAACATGGAGAAAAACCCGGCAGGCGAGATCCGCCGCGCGCCTGCCGTGCGTGTGGTCAATCTTGGAAACCGCAGGCGTGGAGCCTAAAAGGAGGGATTGCCCTATGTGGCCATTCAAAAAAGAACCCAAGAACCAAGTGAGGGCGCGAGACAAGCCCGGCAATAAGACCGGCGACAAGCCAAGGGCCAGCGGGCGCTGGCTATCCGTCCACCGCGTGCGCGCAGACAACA